AACAGTACCAATTGCACCACCAGTGTAATGTACTGAATATCTTTGATTGTTGAATGATTTAAAGAATGAATCTGACAGTCCTGTAGCAGATAAATTAAATTCTAAAACACCACCAGAGTTAGTAGTTTCTCCAGTAATTTGTGATGATACTTCTAAAGTAGAACCTGAAAGATTTACGGATTGAATATTTTTTTCTGGTAATTCTGTATAGAGATAACCAGCATCTTGATTTTTTATTTCGGGAACTCCTAGTTTAATAGAAGAATACGTTCCATTAGTTACTGCTCCAGTATATACACCAGAAACACTAGTTAAAGATGCTATCGTTAGTGATGTAGTGTTATTTGCTGTTACTCTATTGAAAGTTTCATCACCAGTTGTAGTCTGATAACGAATAATATCTCCAACTTTAACTCCAGTAAATAGTTTTCCTGGACTTACCAGTGTATTACCACCACTAATAGTTCCTCCACTAATACCATTTGGCAAATCAAATGTTTCTAACAGAGAATCTGCTCTAAAAGTAGAAAATCCTACAACACCTAACTGTTGAACAGATTTAATGTCTTTTGTCCCATAAACAGTTGCAGCACTGACAGTTGCAGAAGCGTCAATTCCATTAACAATTAGTTGTTCTCCAACAGAAAATGTTCCGGATGTTTGCCTTAAAGAAATAGTGCTACCAGACCCAGAATCTACGGCATATCCACTAGCACCACTACTTTTTCCTTTAATATATGTTGAGGTTGTAAATCCTAATGGACCTACTGGAGTATTTAATGTGAGAGAAGTGTATGTCTGAATGTCATACAAATACAAATCCCAATTTGTTGAGTCATCTTCATATACAGTATCAGTTAAATTAAAAGTATATACTCTAGCATCACCAATTGTTGTTATTCCAGATTCAGATTTATGTCTATCAATGAGTGAAATAGTACCTTTTTCTTGTGGTGCTCCCTCCACATTATTAACTCTTAAAAGGTTTCCCATCTCAAACGGAATATTTTGAGATGTGATAGTTTCAATATCTCTTGGTTTTTCAACGTCAATAATTGTATTTGAAATTTTTTCTACATTATAACCAGCAACATAAGCTTCTCCCGGAGAAACTTTTACACACATCAAATCATCTGATGGAGTATTATTTTGATCTGTTGATTGTGTATTAAAGAACAAACCATCATTTCCCAATTTATCATTTAAGGAATTATGAACGGAGATATCAAAATCTTCTATAGAATAGTGTCCAGACTCTTCATATGTTCTTTCTGCAAGAAAATCTTGAAATCTATTAAAATCAGTTTTATTATCAATTTTCTTTATCTTACCATTCTCTACTCTCAGTAATTCTATAAAATCTGTGTCATTTTTATCACTCAGCAATTTTTTAGAAAGAACTAAATTTAATTTAAATCTATCGGCACCAGGTGCTGAATAATTGGAAAATCCTTTGGCATTATCATAAAGAGAAGAATCGTCTTTTGCATTTACAATTGTCTCTTCAACTTTTAAACCAACTCTATATGATGGAGTATTTGTATAATTATCTAAAATGATAGTTTGCTTAGAGACATTTGCAAAATAACCTCTAACAAAATATGTTCCCTCCCCAATAGATGCTGAAGAACCTACTGAAGTTGCATTTAGAGAAATTAATGTTGCAAATGGAGTTCCCGCATTAATTGTCGTATTTCCATATGTTACGTTCTCATCAGCGATTAATGCTTCTCCATCTTGAAATTGATTGAAGGAATAATTGTTGTTAGAATTAGAATATTTTACATAAATTGTCAGGTCTTCAACTTCCGCACCATCTGGAAAAGCAACATATTGAATTTTTGCTGTTGTTCCTGATACTTGACCCGTTATTTTTTTACCTATGAAATTATTAATATAAACAGAAACATCTACACCAAGGTTAGTTTGGTTTAATTTTACAGCATAAAATTGATTATCGAAAGATATGTTTCCTGGTCTTACTACAGTACCGTCTTTAAAAATATGACTTCCAAAAGATTCGACTTGATTTTGTAAGATAGACTGAAGAGTTGTTAACTCTCTTGCTTGAACTGGATATCCTGGCTTAAATAAGACCTTGTGAAAATTTTTTTCCGAGTCAAAATCATCAAAATATGGGTTGATGTTTAAGTCTGTTTTTTGTGCCATCTTTTTTAGAATTCCAGAACGATTTTAATGTCTTCTTTTTGTCTTACGTTTCTTTCTACGACTGGTCTATTATCAATATAGATAATATCACCCGTCTTTTTATTTATCTCTGGATTAGAAAGACCCGATGTAAAATTAACTCCCAAATTTACTCCGTTAGAAGTGCTTCCAGTGAATCCTGCAGAAACAGTTGTGTTTGTAGTATCCTGGAAAACTATAGAACTTGAACTGTTAAAGGATACAATACTTGAAGCAACACTAACATTATTTGCGTCAGTTTCATTTAAAGAATTGCTGAAATACAGAGACCTATCTTGATAATACTTAAGAACTTTTGTATCGCTATCATAAGATGCAATATACCCTTTTGCTATCTTCGTGGATGATTGTGTTTGTGTAATTTTCTGACCAATAACTGGAGTGCCCGTATATCCATCATCCAACTTAATGCCATATAAAGATGAAAAAGTAGATCCAGTATAAGTTGTTATCCCAGAAGCATACTCCTTTGGATTTTTAATAATACCTACCTGAGCAAATTGAGTATTGGTAGGAAAATCTCTAGTTGAATCATCAAATCTAGCATAAACTAAAACTCTATCAGCACCCAATTCCTCATAGATATCATACCCATGACCTTTGGATGGTGGAATAATTGGAATTAATTTTGCTGGCGGAGATTCAATTTCTCCGCTTCTTCGAAGGTCTACAACGCCCCATGTATAACCACTACCACCAGCAACAACTTCAGTTTCAGTAATTTTTCCATCATCTGTTCTAATTTCAACTTGAGCACCAGAACCATCACCTAAAATATTATAAGTTCCATCACTATATCCACTAGTGCCTTGACTCTCAATATAAACTTTTTTAATTTGATTGTTATTTACATCAGAGTCTCCACCATCTCTTACTCGTGATATTTCTGGATCAGTGGAAGACCTCCAATTATTTGGAAGAACAATATATTCTGATGAATCAAATTTAATAATGTCACTTGGAGCAATCGTAAATAAGTATTTCCAAAAATATTTATCTCCAGTCGGAAATGGTGCAAGGTCTGTAGAAACTGGTTCAACCTTGGATCTTTCACCTTTCAAATTAGTTCCAGAAGATCCATTATCAATACAGATATAAACTCTAAAATCTTTATTAACTACGTAATAATTTGAATCATATAATCTAAGCGATTCTGAAACTGGAGTTAAATTTGATGCGCTATAGTCATGTCTATACATGTCATAGGCAGTATTTGAAGTCCATTCAACCTTTCTTATAACTCTTCTAATATTTTCAGAAGTTACTCTTTTTCCAAACAAAGAAGTATCTCTGTAGTGAGATGCATACTGTTGATTGTCTGTTGGATTTGGTGGTGTTCCATCATTATCGTCCCACACATCAGTTCTTCCAAACCCAGTCACCGCTGGATTTGATAGTCCCAAAAAGACATAATAAGAATTGTTTGAATCTAAAACAGAGTCTACAAAGTTGCTCGCATTAAATATTCTAAATTTATCTGTTATTAACGCAGACATATTGATAGTTTTTTAGATATTTATACAGATTTTGTAAATTAAATAGTGTAAATTGATCCTTTATTTCTTAAAGACCCATTACCACCTCTTCTCGTAACCACTGGATATGTTGCAAGTCCAGAAACCACTCTTCCAGTTACACCTATTGCAATTGGATTTGATCTACCCAAATTAACTGTATTTGATAATCTACCCCATGAGAAATTACCAATAGGATAATCAGCAGTTCCTGTTGTATCAATTCCACTCAAGTTTGAATTAGTATCAACAAAACAGGTAACAACTCCAACAGTCCCTCCAGTAACAGAAACAGACTGAATGTGATAAATGTTATCTATGTAAGTAGTTCCAATACCAATCACTTCGGTATTGGAGGAGATAATAGAAGTAACTCCATTTCCAACCTTAGTGTTTGTTATGTAAATTGGATATCCAGACTGAAGGTTTGTTACGTCATCAATTGTAAATTCTATTCCAAGTTGTGGTGAAGATGTAGAAGAAATTCCAGTAATAGATCCACTTGTTCCTTGAATAGTTGTAAAGTTAGACATAAATTCAACATAATCAATAGGATCAGTTGTTCCAACACCAACGGAGGCATCATCAATCACCAAAATATTAAAGGAAGATACGTCTGGATTTTCATATCTGAATAATGTAACATCATCCACAAATATTTCATTGTCGGTAGTAGATATTCCACTAATAACATTTGCAGTTGGGAATATTAAAGCTTTCAAAGATTCTCTTGCTTTAGATATCACTTCACCATTTATTATTTTGTCAGATTTTTGCTTTGTCCATACTAAAGGTTTTTGTTTTGTTTCATCAGTTTCTATTCCTGGACCATTATAGGGATTAGTTTCAAATTTATTGGAGAACGTGAGGTCAGTAACAGTCCTTTGATCTTGCTCTACAGAACCAGATACTAAATTATTTTTTAAAGCTTGTACAATATCACCTTTTTTCATTGTTTCATCAACGTCTGCTGATAATATGTCAGCATCTATTCCTTTATAGAAATAAATCGTAATATCATCCCCCGCTCTAGGGGCAGTGGTAAATTGTATTGATGTTCCACCACCAAATATATACGCTTTTTCTGGTTCTTGGATAATACCATTTATAAACACCAAAAGACAATTTGCAAGATTAATTCTACTACCTTCTTCTTTCTCTATACTACGTAATTCACCATTATAGCGAAGTGGGAAAGTTACTCTAGTGCCATTTTGTAAAGATGAAATTGAATCAACCATATCCAATTCCCCAAATTCCCAAGATGCGAATTTGTCGGAATATGTGTCAATAACGGTTATTTGGAAATCTTGAAGTGGAGATGCTAATCTTGCATCTGTAACTAATCCTACAGGTTTGAAAACATCACCTCTTTGGAAAGAATATCCTAGTTTTGTAAACTCAAAATCGGTAACTCCAAAGTAAGTTGCACCCGCTCCAGTTTCCCCTACAGTGCCTACTTTCAGACTCATTGACAATCCAATACCAGTTGTAGTTGTTGTACCGATGCCAAGTCTAGAAACACCTATTACAGGAAGGTTTTGATAAGATGGTTCTGAAACAGATACAAATGTATTTGTTTGAGCATATCCAGATCCACCACTATTAACAGTGAAGGTTAAAGAACCACCAGCACCAACTATTGCACTAATATCAGCACCATTACCAGTAGAAGAAGTGACAGCAACACTTACTGTTCCAAAATATCCAGATCCATAAGATCCTCCACTTAGACCTGTTGTTATTCCCGCAATCGTTCCACCAGCACCAATCACTGCAGTAACTGCAGCACCAACAAGAGGTGCAAAACCAAGTCCACTAGTAGAACCATATGAAATTATAATTCCACCTCTCGGAGTTTCATTCAAATTGACATCATAATCTGAAAAATAGAAAACTGCTGGATCAGTGTCTGGTTTAGTAATACCAGAAAACACTACACTGGATATTCCTGGAAGTGGTGATGTTGTTTCCAGTATTTCAAAATTACCAACAGGATTGTTTCCAGTTGATGGTTGTTGGAATATTCCATTTATTAGAACTATACCCTTTCCACCATCTGTTCCAATTCCAGATGTATTTGCTCCACCAACTTGAAGAGTAAATGTTCTACCAATACCATTAAATTGATTTGAAATATCATCATATATTTTATTAGTCGTATAATCAGATCTTAAAAATACTCTGCCACCAAATGTAGAAGTTTCAAAATCCAAATTTGATTCTGTTTTATCTATTTGTGGATTTCCTCTTGGGGGTTCTACGAAATGAATTTCATTCTCTACAATGTTGTATGCTCCCCTATAAACATCTACTTGCGTAGATGCTGTATAGTTTGTAGCAGAAGTTCCAACAGATCCTCTATCAACTAATACCAGTCCTATTGTTCCAATTCCACTTATTGGTCCAGAAGATGTGGTTCCAAATCCAACATTAATCACCTTCAAATATTCATCACCAATTTTTAGTATATCGGTTGGATTTACGGTTGATATTCCTGACAGAGCAAATATTGATGATGCAGTTCCAATTGATCCAGATAAAGTGTGACTTACACCAGAGAAAATAATTGGATGTTGAATTAATTCATCAATGGTAATAATTGTTTTATTTACTTTATTAAACATTTCAAACTGGTGAATATTTCCTCCACCAAGATTTGTAAATGTTACTGCTGTTCCAGATCTAACTGTAGAAATTTGGAAACTGTCATCATCAGAAACAATCGCAAATACTGTAGATGGTAATGTATCAGTTGCCCCACTAGTTGGATCGTTGTATGTTAATGCTGTAGTAGCAACTCCAATAATTGAAGATTTTGGAGTATAAATCAGTTCCTCATTATTTTTAAAGAAGTGATTTGTTATGTTAAATGTACCAGTGTCAGCAATTAAGGATCCTGTATCTTGTGGATCAAAGATTTTTACAAAAACTGGAGTTCCATCACTAGTTAATTCAAAATTAGTTCTATTAATTCTATTTCCATTGATGGAATTGAAGAATTTTATCTGCAATTCTTCTTCAAGATTGCCATATTCCAATTTTTGTGGAATGTTTCTTATATCCAAATCTTTATAGAAAGATTGACTAAATGCGGATATTTGTACATTGTATGAAGAGTATTCTGAATCTGGAGTAAAGGTTAAATCAAATGTTGCTCCAGAATTGTCACCACCAAAAGTTCCTATACCAATAGCAGTATCAAAAGTAGAAATTCCACTAACGGAAAGCAAAGCAGACTGTTGAACATAAACATCAACATTATCTTGTATCATCATAACTTGATGAACTGCTTTAGTAGATCCAATACTCACTTCAACTAAAGATTTAACTGCATTGAAATAATTTTTATCGATAGAAAATATTGTTGTCGTGCCCAAACCAACAACATTATGTGATTGGTATATTGCAGTTCTTTCAGAACCATCTACCTGTCTATCTGTTTTGAATCTATAAGTTCCTATTCCAATAGATGTTGTGCCAAAACCAACTATTTTTGCTCTTATTGTATTTGTATTTGATGATATATTATTGTAATTTAAAGATAAAATACCACCATCTATGTTGGAATCAAATGAACCAATAGAATCTGTTGTAAATGTGGAATTAGTAAAATCAGAATCTGTATAATATTCGGATATGAATGTATTTGTTCCTATACCAACAACATACAATTCAATAAAATTCATCTCATCAGTTGCAGTATCTATTACCTGAACATTGGCATATAGAGATCCAAAATTACTGGAATTCAGTTCAACAATTGAAGACGATGAACCTGATCCTACTACTTTGTTTGAATTGATTAACTCAATAAATCCTACTGAAGTGCTTCCAATTCCTGCTGATAATGAAGTAAATTCATTCTTTATCAACTTCAAATCATAATCAGTGTCATAAGCGTCTAGAGGTATAAATCTTAGGTAAGTATCGCCAAAATCATCGGTAAATAATTCAAATTCCCCGTATGAGTTATCACTGTTATAAACGCTTGATTTTTGAGAAATAAATTGGTTATCACCGGTATCTAAGGTAACTAATTCAGTGAATTGAATTTCTGTGCCGTTAGAATTAGAAATTCTGAATAAGTAATTATCATAGGTTGTTTGTCCGTCAAATTTTTTTATGTTTAAAAATTCGCTTGGACTATCTTCATAATATGAAAACAAATCACTGACATCATCAAGTTTTAAAACTTCTGTATTTACCAACCTAAAATAATCTGAAAGGGTAGTATTTTTTAATCTTAAATACTTTGAAGTTCCACCAACAACATCGTCATCTGTCACAAAGTCAAAATTATAAATTGCATCAACTCTGCGTGAATCTGAAATTTGTTGAAGGTATATGCTCGAATCTGCACTAGAAGCAGCGCCAACAAATGAATTATTTTCAATTCTAGTATCTGCAAAATTCTTCATTCCACTAGTGTGGAGTATACTAAAGACTGGAGATTCTAAAGTGCTATATTCCTTAGTGCTTTTTACAGTATATGAAAGGTTTTGATAATAATCATTGTCAGCAACCACTTGAGAGTCTGAGTTTAACTCACCAACACTATCAGACCATCCAAAATCATTCAATGAAGAATAATTAATCTCATATTTTCCAGAGTATTTTGCAATCTTGTCTACGGTTGCTGTAGTTCCACTTTCTTTACCAACGATGGTTTGTCCAACAGTAAGATCATACAGTCCTTCTACAGTCAAATAATTGCCAACAGACTCGGTAACTACCAGGTCTAATTCGTTATTATTAAAAACGAGTGGTTCCCCAATTAAGAAGTTGGTTTTCTTCAAAGAAATATCAAATACTGGATAATCATCTTTGTTTACTAATATGCCAGATCCATCCTGTATTGTTTTTGCTATTCCTGTATTTGTAGTTAATCCAGCAACACTAAATTCTACCAAATCATATGGAGAACTAGTAGTATAATTTGAAACTTCTAAAAATCTATATCCATAGTCTTCGGAGTTAAATCCTGTTCCATCTGAACTATCTTGTTGAATTCCTTCAATAAAAACTTCATCACCAATATTAAATTCAAAAGCTTCAGAAGGTTTTGTTATTTCACAAGTAAATATTCCAGATCTGGAAGATTGCATTCTTTGAATGGTTATTCCATTACTATTATTAACTGCTATTATTTCAACAGAATTATCAGGCAACCCTTGTGGTTCTCCCACAATATTTACTGATTGAATGGAACTGCCAGTTAAAGTTGCTTTTAATAATCCAGAGTTTATTACTTCTTTGGTGTCATCATTTAAAATAATAATGTCTGGTGGAGAAAGATAATTACTTCCGCCATCGTCAATTAAAACTTGATCTAAAGTATTGGAATCTCTAATAGAAACTTGATAAGGAATAGAAGCATTTGGTTGCAATGTAACATCAAATGGATATTCAAATTGATCATTTAATATTTTTATTTCTTTAATGTTTCCAATAGTATCGGATTTTGGTAAAATTTTAGCGTTGACACCATTAGTGGAAGATATATTAGTAAATTCTGGTAATTTTTTATACCCACTTCCACTAGAAACAACTTTTAATTTGTCTACTGGACCATTTGCTGTGGAAGAAGTAGTTGTGTATTTTAAAACATCACAATTACTTTGAGTATATGTATCTCTTTCTGGATCTTGTTCCAAAATAATTTCAAAGGTAGTTGTTCCGACACCAACAATATTATATTTGTTATTGTAAGAACTATCAAGGAAGAATATCTCAGAATAATTCTTTACATCTTTGTCTGGTTGAACAACATCTCCAGATTCTTCTAACGCATAATACAATTGTTCTGGTGTATTTGAACTATAATTTATTGTCAAAGATGCATTCGTAGAAACACCTGTGGTTCCTACGCGAGAAGTAACAAAAGTAGATGTTGACCCTGTAGAGACGAATTCAGATTTAAATTCTTTGTCGGAATAAATTTTTAATTCATATCCACTGAGAGAGGAGTCTGATAGATCAAATACTAAATTGTTATTTCTTATAGATTCTATCTTTGGATTGACAAGTGATATTGTTTGACTTGCGCCGCCAGTGCTAGCAATGCTTATGACAGTCGGTGGATTATTCTTAGAATCTATATAAGTTTCACACAATCTTATGTCATTATCATTTACTCTATAAACATAAAAATCACCAGTAGAAAGTCCAGAAGCAACAACATCGGAAGAATAATTAATTTTGTCTCCCGTTTTTAGATTATGATTTATTAATGTAATTGTACTGTTAGTTGTATTAATAGCAGAAGAACTAAATCCTATTGGATTAACAAGAATTTTTGATGTGGATGAATTTCTAAGAATCCGCAATGATGTTGACGTGCCAATACCAACAGAAAGACTTGGATTTACAGTTAGTTCTATAGAATCATTTGCTAACAATCCATGTGAAGTTGATACCGATACTGTTGATTTTATTCTAGATACAGTGCCAGTTAATTGATTGAAAGAAGACTCAAAATAATATCTATCGTCATTAGATCCACCACTATGGAAAAATAAATCTTCGGATCCAATACTAGTTTTTAATCCAATTAAGTCTTTTCCTTTATTTGAAACATAAACAGTAGATGGTATTCCACCACCTATCAGATTCACACCATCCGTTGATATTGCGATAATACTTCCACTACCAGTGTATGATACTTGCTGATTATTTTTAAATGGATGGTTTTCCAAGTAAATTGATTTTGTTGGAACACTTCTATTCAATGTTCCAACTCCAAAGGCAAATGATTTTGAATCAGATAATCCAGCAGTTGTTCCAAATCCTACAGACTCTTGTGGATTAAAATATACTCTATCGTCAACTTTTGAATCAAAATAATCTAATTTTTTTGCAAATGTAAATGAGTTTGGAATGAAAGTAACTATTGAGTTTGGACTATGAGGTATTCCCGTTAATCCTCTTTCAACCCTCAATATATTTTTATTTCTGAATATATTGAGAATATTGAGATTTTCAGTTCCAATACCTATACTACTACCAATTGATATATTGTTTGGAATATTTGAAACATATATTTCTGTTCCACCTATTGCTACAGCGGATGTTACTGTGGAAATTAATGTAGTTGATTTTGAAGGGACAGATATTCTGTGAGTTCCATTTAATCCTGAAAGACTTGACGATAGTCCAGAGAGGACTATATAATCATCATCATTTAAATCATGTCCATTTTGTGTAACTTTTATTTGATTCGAATTGTTCCAGGTAATAACAGAATTATTATATGATAAAGAACTTGTATTAATGTCTACAATATTTTTACCTTTTAATGAAGATACTGTTACACTCAAACCTCCACCACTGGTGCCAGTATTATCAAAGTTGACAACATCTCCAACAGAATATTGATCTCCAGAATTAATGATATCAAAATCAGTAATTGAACCAGAAAATACAGAATCTACTCTTATTTTTTGCTTTGTAATGTCGTCAATTTCTGTAATATAATCATATCCAGCGTTTAAATCTGAAACTTTATATGGTAAAGTATTTCTAAGAACATTTGAAGAGACAAAATCAAATGATTGATCTAAAGAATCATTCTCATCCAAAGTTTCGGAATGATATTCATTACCAATGAAATATGGAAATACAGTATTTCCGGAAGAATTTATAGTAGCATAATATGCATAAACGCCATTTGGAAACTCTGGAGTTTTTCCAAATCTTCCATTTTTTTCGTCCAAATCACCACCATTTATGAATTGATAATCCTCAACAAAAAATCCACTAGAGAAATTTGATGGTCTATCTACAACATTTGCAATATTTAAAGTGTATCCAGATGACAATTTCTTAATTGATGAGTTTTCATCTTTTGGATCTGAATATCCATAAGGACCATAAATTGGATTTCCATCATATGCCCATCCAATTATTTTGGAAACACTTGGGTTTGGTAAATTTGCAGCAGTTTCTTTAAAAGATGTTCTTAATTTTGTAAAATATCCAGAAACTGTATATTTTAATTTATTTTCGGACTCTAATAAAACTTCATCTCCAAACTTAAAATTATAATTAACAGTCAGTGGTCTGATAGAAGTTCTAAATGAAGCATCAGATCCAGATGGTTTTACTCTAATAGAAGATGAAGTGGAATATGCAATACCTGGATTTACAACTATTACACTTGATATTGAACCATTTGTAACAATTGGTCTAACTATAGCTCCTGTTCCAGCGCCAGTGGGGTCGAAAACTTCTAGATCTGGAATTGAATAATATTCCGATCCACCATATTGAACACTTACAGATTGAACTTCTCCACCAATAATATTAGGAACTACATTACCGTCTTTTCCATTTTTTATTGTAATAATAGGATTCTGCTGATAATTTAATATTGTAGATCCGTATCCAGAACCTTTTTCATAAAGATACAGATCAGTAATTTTTCCTTTAACTACTGGTGTTACTACCAGTTCTTGATATTGCTGTGTTGCAGTCGAAAATCCAACTGGATTATACTTAATAGATACTGAAATGTTTGGATAATTAAAATATTGATATCCAGAACCAGTATCAGAAAATTTAACGTAATCACCTCTATCAAATTCAGTTGTGATTGTTCCTCCAATACCAGCATTACAGATTCTAAAAGAATCATCATCAATTTTAATAACAAAGTATTGATTGTTAGTTGAAATACCAGTTATCGCTGTGGTTTGAAAATCATATGTTACTAATTCGCCCGTATTAAATCCATGATTTTTAAAACTAATCGTATTGTTTTCTGTAGAAATTCCTGAAGTGGGTACTGTAAGTTTTCTATTAGTATATCCACTACCACCATTAATGATATTAATATTAGATATCTTATTCTTAGGTACTGCTGTTCTGAATTTATGAATTCCATCTGTTCCAGTAGAAAATCCGACCGTATTAATTCCTAAGGTATAATCTGATAATTTATTGAAAAGAGATATTGTAGTATTATTTTCAATCTTGGCAAAATATGATGAATTATTTGAAAGTGTGGATCCTCCTGTAATAATTAAATTCGAATTTCCATTATTGTTGTATACTATTTCTTCTCCATCTTGGAGATTGTGATTAGAAGTGAATTGAATTCTATTCAATGATGTGCTTATACCACCACCATCAGTAGATTGTCTACCATCAAAAGAGATTGATCTAAACTTTTTAACTAAAATAGGTTCTATTGCAGCACCTGTCCCATTTCCTCCCAAAATATCAATTGATATTATTTTATCAATATCATAATCTTGTGTATCCACATAAACATCTGTAATTTCACCACTAACTACAGGTTGAACCAATGCCGTTGTTCCAGATCCAGTAGAAACATTTACTTGAGGTGGATTAATCACATCATAATTGCTTCCATTATTGAGAACTTTTACATAATCTAAAGGTCCATAATATACCCTATCAAAAGATTTGTAATTAGAAATTTCTACACCATTAATCAGCATTCCTGTTGTTCCTGGTACAGTGGTTTTACCAGGAGATTTTATTTTCGTATTTAAAGAAAACTTTTTAAATATCTTTTGAATGCCAATTTCATCCTCTCTTTGAGAATACAGTGAAAATGTGTGTGTACCTATCCCAGAAGTTGGTACAGAAAATGTTAAGTAGTCCGTTCCACCTATAAATGATCTGGAATTGTAAATCCTCATTTGCTTTGGATTTGACAAAATCTCAACATAATAAGATCCTGTATTCAACCCTACGAGTGGTGTTGATGATGGTTGATAGTAAATTCTATCACCAGTCACAAAAGGTATGATAGAATCACTCAATATAATTGAATACTTATTATCATTTATGTCTAATAATTTGCTTTCGGAATCAAGTGAAAATTTAAAAGTATCTTTAGTGATATTATATCTGTAACTATTATCTCCTAATATTTCTCCAGAAGGTAACGAGTTGGATGCTACGTATGCATAGTCGGAACCATCTGCATAAATGTTTTGAATATCGGATGTGACTAAATTGTTTCCAAATTCTATCGGAGTTGCAGAACTCTTTGCAGTGTTGATTTTTCTACGCAAATCATATTTTTTGGAAGAATTTACTGCAAAAGATCCACCAACCTTTACAGTATTACCCGAAATAATATTCTGAATATATGGATCATTGGTTTCTTGAACCAAAACATTACTATCTCTTTCCAATAATTCAACTCTGTCGCCAACTTTCAAACTTGATCTGTCAACATTACTTGAAAGAACGAAGTTAGAATCGAAAGAGTCTACCTTATATTTTGCAGCAGTATTATAAATCCAAGAATTTGCAAAAATTTCTTTATATGTCTTTTCCCCAGAAGGATTTTTAATTAAATCTCCAAGATTTTTAACTGATATGGTGCTTCCTTCAGTTACTCTAATATTTTCAGATTCTTTTACAAAATTTGAAATTACACCAAGTAATCTTACTTCTACTTTTTTGGATGTATCTCCGTCTTGATATATGTAATAGGTTTCATTTGATACAATTAGATCATTTTTTCCTATTTCGGATACAATTCCGGAACAGTTCAAAAATTGGTTAATACTTTTTTTACTATAAGATACGGTATTGTTTCCAGATATTAATGTTCCACTTTCCGGAAATCCTATTGTAGAATCTACGGTTAATACTTCAGAACCAACAGATGCTGATAAAGTTGATTTAGTGCTTGGAGTTATTGTAAAATTACCTTCAACTGCAGAAAATTGATTATATCCAATAAAAAGAAAAAGTTTGTAAAGTGTTTTAGAATCTCTCCTAAAAGGTTCTAAAGATGATATTGAAGCACGGGTTGTTTCATCAGAATTTTTTATTATTGTTTGACCAACTAATTTTGTAGCATCAAAATCATCTTCATCAAAATTTAAAGAAACAACTTCTGCTATTGCTACTTCTCTTTTTAAGTATTCTGAAAAAGATGGTTTGATTAGATATTGTTCTAAATTTACAACGGTTGGTTCTTCGCCATAGAGAACATTGAACAATATTCTAAATGATTCATCAGTTCCTTTTGAAGAATAAAAAGATTTAGTTTCTTTGAGAAAATTTGAAATTTTTAAATTGGAAGTAAAATTTATCTTTTGCAGTTCTGGTGTAAGAGTATATTTTATTTTTTCATAAAATTCTCTTAGGAACAAAGAACTTAAATTTTCTACCGTTGTTCCAGAACTGTGTGAAGATGCTGTTGTTTTAGAAAATATTAATTCTTCCTGGTCTAAATCTTGATGATATCCAGTAATACCGCTAAATCCACGAATACATCCAGTAAAAGTATTTCCACTAATTCCGGTATATGTTATAACTTCATCATCTATCTTAAAAAGACCATACTGACTCGGAAATCCTTTAGTACTTGATACTTCTATTGTTGTCTCTGAGGAAGTAATATTGGAAGATAGTGATGAACTATCCAGAATGACTTCTGGTATTAAATTATCTAACTCCAAATATTGGTCTAAATTTTCAGCAATATCAACTGGACCGCCCTGATATTCCTGAGATATGTAATATTGCTTTAAAAATTCCGATGCATTTGGATTTTCATCCAATATAAAACTTGGAAGTTGGCTCTCAATAATTTGTTGAACCTTAACTCTAGATTCAAATCCAGTATGTATCATATTAGTTTCTCGTTAAATTCCCGTTTGAATAACTTGATGTATAATATTCTCTTGAGAAGAGATTGCCAGTTATTTCATCGCCAGAAGCGATTACATCCCTTAGCATATTTATTTGACTTTTTGAAATATCAAATACCAAATATAGATCTTTTAATCCAATAACATCATTAGATTCTGGAAATGCTTGAATCTCTATAACACCATTTGGTCTGTCTGTAGACGTGATGTTTATTGTACCCAATTTAATTTCACCAGTGATGTAATCGACTGTTCCTGCAGATTTAGATATAATTCTGATAGTTCCATCACTAAGTGGTCTTACAATAGATAATGATCCAGTTTTCAAATCTGAATTTGGAACATCTGTTAGGTATACTGTATTTGCATCTCCAAAAACTCTGAATCCTGTTGACTTAATATTATATCCTCCAGAATTTGCATGGAATCTATTTCCAAAACACAATTCATACTGTGCAAATTGATTTAAAGATGCTCTCAAATCTCTTCTGATTATAACTTTACTAATGTTTGAGGTTATTGCAGAGTCTGTATTATCAATTATTTGAAGAACTTTACTATACTTAAATCTTCCTCCAAATTTATTAAGATCTAGAGACTCTGAATATTTTGTAAGTGAATTTACAACTCTTGTTTTTAAAGTATTTGCATTAGATATTTGAGAGTTGTTATAATAAACAGAAGAGTCTAATTCCACATATAGTATTTTAAGGTCAATAATTTTTTGATTAATGCCAGAAATAGTGTATTGTTTTAAATCACTAAGAATCCTTGATTTATCAAAATCTGAAACATATGTTCCATTTTTTGGTTTAATACTTAAAATAACATTTCCGTATTCTGGTGGATCTAATTCTTCGCCGCCAACTACAGCAACAGATTCTGTTTCTGGATAGATCTGTTTAATTATTGCCTCATAATCTCTTGATGTTACTGCTCTATTTTGCGAAGAATAAACTCTTGGTGCATAATATTTGATTGAATTGATGGACTCAATTTCAGACCCGTTAATAGCAGACTGAACCGTGGTTATTGATACACTACCCGGATCAACTGTAGTTTCAACAGAGTTAACTACTTTTACGATTCTTCCTGCAAAAGAAAATGCACTTGCACCATTTCCATCTCTACCATCTGTAACAATATAAGTAGAAGTTATGGATGTTCCGTCAGATCCAACTTCATCACCAAGTTTTTTGCCAAATATACCATCACCAAAAATAATCTCATATTTTTCATCTTGAATTTCTTGTATAAGGAAGATTCTAGATGATGCGGTTACATTTAAAATATTATCTACAATATCATATTCAATTCCAAGTCCACTTTCAGATGTTTTCTTTACATATACTCTTAGTGTGGAAGTATCAATATATGGATTGTTCAGAATAAATCTTTGATCTAAAGATCCATCATATGTAAATGATTTTGTTAAGTAAGTGCCTTGATATACATCTATCTCATTAAATTGGGCTACACCATTAACAACATTAGCGGTTATATCTTCTGGTATTGAGAACGTGTAGGATGTGTCATTTGCTTCTCCAACGCACACTAAACCACTCTTAAGGGTAAGAGTAGGAACACTCTCTTTAGTGGTCACAGAGAACGATATAGTTGCCTTTGCTGCTGTTCTAGAGCGTGGTACATAACCAATATTTTTTGCCAGAGATACAACGTTTTCACGAAGAGTTGCCGAGTCCAAGAAAGACTCATTAACAATCATATTACTGTTAAATGCAGTAATGTATGTGTTGTATGCAAGGGTATCAATTAATATTGAAAAGTTGGACCCCTCAAAATCAAAGTCGCTAAATGTTGAATTAGCACGAAGATAATCTTTGATCGAGGTCTTTATCTGGTCAAAGTCTAGATTGGTAAATTTAGTAAAAGGCATTTTTTATCTTGTTGCCTCTAAGAGGAATGTATATTCTTGTGACGGAAACTCTTGTCCAATAATATTGTATCCAACAATCACTTCAAATGCATTTTGATCTGGTTGTGGAGTTACCTCAACAAATACATTATTAACTCTTGGTTCAAAATTTTCTATTGCAATTGAAATTTGTCTTTGAATTACTGATGCAGTACCAAAGTCAACAAAATCAAACAGACTACCTCTAACATCAGAACCAAATAAAGGATTGAAAAATCTTTCTGTAGGGATGGTTTCTACAACATTCCTTACAGATCTGCGAATAGCATTCTCATTTTTTAAGATTTGCAAATCCTTTGTCACTGGATGAGGGACAAAGGATAAACTAATGTCTTTAAACGATTTGGATATCCTTTGTTCTGCCATTAGACTAGAGTTTTCTTGATTTTATTTATATTTACTTCCATGGATTACCATAATTTGGTTCTGTTCCGTATTCCCAATCATCATAATCATCGTCATTACGAATTTTTTCGTGCAGTTCTGTCTGTTTTTTAAGATCATGATGAGGTGCAAGGTCGTGCATCACTTCTGTAAGCACTCTTTTTGGTTTTTGTTGCATTGAACCATAGTCTGAGGCGAGTTTTGTGGTTCCCCACATCTCTCTCATGTATTCTTTGTTTCTATCCACAGGTGAATTTCCCATTTTAGCTCCTGATTTACGTGAAATCAGAACTTTTAGAGGGGTTGCTATCCCTTATCGCTATTTATTTTCACGTTCTTGAGCGGTTTTCCAGTGATATTCGTCCTCATCACCCATACCAAGACGATCATAACCACATTCTACCTGATAATATTGAGTCGAAACCTTAAAATCGGGCATTTTTGGTTCTGCAGGTGTCAAACTATTGTCAAAAATGCGTAGTCGATTGTTTGGATAAAGAGCATATTGACCATTATTCAGTTCAATAAGGTTATGAGACTTGTGTTCGGCAGGATTTTCACTCGTTGCCCAGTCTACCATGTCTGGGTCACGGTGATAATTGTCAATTGTGCAGACATAAGTACCCTTCTGAATACCAAAATCGCGTGTATAGCACTCAAAGTCCATACTACCAATGAATTTTTTATCAATACTGACTACACCATAGTCCATACAGTTCCAAAACTGTAAGTTAGGTAAGTTCATGTCGGGATCTGGTGTTTGTGGACGAGACAAAAAGGCACTGATGGGTAACTTATCGTACATTGCCGCATATTCTGGTAAATAAGTCTCAAAATAAAAAGCGCGTCCAGGAATCGACTTTGCCGAAACCCAAACGCCTTTGACAAATTCACCGTGTCCACTTTGATGGTCTGTAAGGTATTCTTTACGAACCCATACTTCAACAGATGGTAGGTTGGTGATTAAACAACTCATAAGACTTTACTGACTGTCTTATTTAACCCTTACCTTGACCACGATACTTCTTCTTTGCTTTATTGCGAGAAGACGCTGCATACTTAGTATTCATGCCTGCTCCCTGACGAGTTTTCTTCGGTGCGCCTTCTACATAACCGCCACCTTTACGCATAGCCATTTGTTAATCTCCTAATAATTTCAGTTTCAAGATCTTCAGGTCTTGGAGAACCCGTCTGATAATACTCTATCGACAGGTCCTCCATCATATCGAAA